TTTAGATTAAGTTTTATATCATGCGTTACAACTGGACATTCTTTAGCCATTATTTTTTCTTCTTAGACATTCCAGCTTCACTATATGCAATAGCTACTGCCTGTTTAGGGTTTTTTACTACTGGTCCTTTTTTAGAACCTGTATGAAGTGAACCTGCTTTAAACTCCTTCATCACTTTGCCCATTTTCGCCATCTTGCCTTTTTTCGTTGTCGGTTTTTTCATAGTTTTTCCTTAGTTTAATAAATCTGTGGTCATATTGACAATCAGGGCATTTATCATATCCTGTTTCATCATAGGGTGTTCCACATATAGTGCAAATTGATAGTTTCATATAAAAGAAAAAGCCCAACCACGGAGAGAGTGTAGTCAGGCTTTTGTAAAATCACGTTTCTTTGAGACAGGAGTTATCCAACAAACAGTATTATAGCATACTTTGCTATTATTGTGCTAGGGTTTATGCGTTTATCCTTCTACCTGCTATTGTTAGTAAATTGTCGTAAGCTGTTTCTAATTGCCAATAATAAGCTAGTTTTGGTTTAGCTCCAAGATATTTAGTATAAATAGCATCTTGTTGTTCTTTAGGTAAACTGTGTATGATAGCGTCTATAGTACGTATATTAGACATATCTTGAGAAGAACACATTTCAGTAAATGATTCACTTGTAGACTCACCACCAGATGACATACCTATGCTTTTAGACGGATAACCTAGCTTATGATTATCTGACTTCATCCATAAAGCCCAATCATCCATAATAGATAATAAGCGTTCCATACTAATCATATCGTGTTAGCGTATATGCTACGCTTTCTCCATAAGTTTCTTGTGTAGTCTTATGTTGTAAGTTATGTTTAGCATCATCTGCATTATGAATTGTAATGCTTTTTATCTGTGCATCTGCAAAGTTTACTGTGTGTCCAAATATAGCCTGTAATGGATGTGGTTGTGGAATATAATAGTGCATAAGTCTAGTTTGAGTGTCTTTAAATGCGTGTACATGTCCTTCCATCTTCATAGCTACAAGCAAGTTTTTAATGGTGTGATAGTTAGCATCTACATGTTTAGCTATTGCTTTTATAGTTTTAGGTTCTGTAAGATAAGCTAATATTTTATCTTTATTGCTCATGATACATCTTTCACTTTACAATGCCATTTACGTTTATCATCTTGATGCCATCCATGAATGTGAATAGTCCAACCTGCCTCACGAACTGCATTTACGTTTTCATGATTACCTATTTTTTTTCCTCTTGCTGACATATTACTTGCTGTGGTTGTTTGCACTGCCAATACTTCTTTACCTTTTAAAGCTAGTAAATCTATAAATCCAAATAGGTCTTGTCTTATCCTTGCAAATGCGTTCCAATGCTCTACTACTGCTACTGTGTATCCTTCTTCTCGTAATTTAGTTAAACTCAATTGAGTAGGTGATTTACTTGCCATTAAATTGACTTTCGTTAGGTTTAGATGTTCCGTCTGTAAATCTTTTCTCTATTTCACCAGTAGACTTATTAAGTTCGTATTCATAAGTATGTGGCGATACATCATCACTATTCTTTTTCTTTTTAAATATCTTATCCCAGTTACTTTCAAATGTATCTGCGTCTACGCTATATGGTCTTGATGCTGAGCCTTTACCCATTATTTAACTCCCAAATGTCCGTTAGTAAATAACCAACCTATAGTTTTTCTATGTGCTTCTTCCCATGCTGCTATTCTATCATGTTTATCTAACATCTTATCATTATCTATCATGTGGTGGCATTGATGACATAGAAACGCTATGCGATAGTCGTGAGATTTAATTCCTGTGCCTTTGCCATCTCTTAACTGATTGCTATGTGCAGATACTACTGTTCCATCTTGCATAGAACACATCATACACGGTGCACCATCTGCTAGTTTAAGAAGTTTTGCGTTTCTGTAATTCATTACACACCTTTGTCATCCAGTTAATTAAATCATCAGGAGTATACTCACGTTCATATTGAGTGCATCTTGATGTATTTGGTACTTGACCTGTCATAGATTTTAATGGAACACCGTCTCTTTTAGGTATTGCAGGTAAATCTTTATAGTCAATACCACAAATATATAAGTGAGTTGGTTTACTTGCAACATGACCAAAATCATATTGATTTATTAATATTGTGAACCCTCCAAATTCATCAGGAAATTCATTTGGTTTAGGAAGACTTGCTTCTTTCCATAATTTACTTCCAGCAGGGTGTTCTAATATCCCACCATTAAGTCTTACTTGTGCTAAAGAATAATAAGCTAATTGCTTTTCATCTGGTCTTGGATTAGCCATATGAGATAACATACCCCATGCTCTACATGGTGGGTGTGCTATAACAGGATAGCTTTTACAATAGTTTCTAGCGTCTCTGTGAATGTCATATACATCATAACCTTCAAGTTCTTTATAACGACTATCGTCTCTAGCAAATAAAACTGCTATCATTTGTAATTAAATAACTTAATAATGACTTTATTAAACCATCTTCTTATCAAATAACTTCTAATAATAGATATTAATGTAAATATAAGACCAATATGAATTGATTGATTAATAGTAATATTAAATCCAAACAATGGAAGTATACATATATTAGCAATGAAATTAATGAAGAATCCTATAACAACATTTGCTATTGATTCAATAAATGAGTTTAATCTATTTTGCATAATAATTCATGTTTAAAATAAGTCTTTATTAGGAATGTTGTTTATCTCAATAACAGGTTGATTCATGGTTCGTGTAGGACAATTTTTGTATTCAAAACTAGCAGTCTCTCTATTTTTAGATGTTGAACCTTTAAGAACGCCTTTACTTTCACCAACTTTACCTAGCTTTCTTGTAAGTTTCCAATCTTTTTCTCTGCTTAAACTATTAATAAAACTTAAAGCTCCTGTAGTAAGTAACACTCTAAAGTCTTGTTTATAGTATATCTCAGATACAGCATTTAAAAACTGTTTACCAATACCTATGCCTTGAAAGTCTGGTAATACTACCATTCTATGTATCTTCTTAAAGTTGCAACATTTAGGGTGTGGAAAATGACATATTGCTGCAAACGCTATAGGAAATCCTTTATATTCTAAAGCATAACAATGACTGCCTCTTAATATTTCATGTGTCAAATAGTGATAGTTAGCAAATGATTTCCATTCGTCAACTGACGCTGTTCTAAGTTGGAATGTAAGTTTTGGTCGTTGCCAAAGTAACCCCCTATTAAAACTTTTAGCATTAGTATCAAATATCCAATCAGGTTGTAACCATTCAATAATATCACTATGACATGAAACAGCAATAAATTTATAGTTATTCTTTCTGATAAAGTTACTTACAGCTAATGAAGTTACTTTTGCTACGTCTCTATCTACTACACTAGTAAATTCATCAAAGATAACTGTGTCATTTTTTTCTAATAATAATCGTGCTAAATCTACACGCATCTTTTGACCATTAGATAATAGATGATATGGCTTTAACCAATTTAATGGGCTTGAAAAACCTACTTTAGTAAGTGACTCAATAATCTTTTCACTTGGTAAACTTGCATCAAAGTTATCTACAATTGATTTTGTTTCGTCCCATTTATGTTCTTTAAATAAATAAAACTCTTTAAACTTTTCTTTAGCTATTGTTGTTTTACCTGTTCCACTTTGACCAACAATCAATCCAATATTCCAATCAAAGTTTGTTTCAAAGTTTACCATAAATTCATCTACAATTTCATCAAAGCTAATGTCATACATCTTACATATAAAATTGTTTCGTTCTGTTTTGTCAAACTTAGTTTTTTTAGTAATTACTGTCATCTTTTCTTGCACTTCAAATAAATCATTCATAACTCTCTCCTAAAGTTAATAATCCCACATCCAACCTAAATTACTTTGTGCCCACACTTCAATTGAATTTTGATACTCAGTCATATCGCTTGTGGTTAGCTTTGTTGTTGATTTAATAAGCTCTACAGGCATACCTGCTATTTCTGTTTGATATCGTAAGAATTTATATCCCATTAATTCATGAATACGGTCTTTTTCAATACCTGTATGTTTTGAAATACTTGTATACAGTTCCCAAAGACGTTCATTTTGTTCCAAACTTCTATTAAGTTTTGAATCTGTAACTGTTACACGCCAGCGTTTAGTAAAGTCAAGAGTTTTGAGCTTTTCTATAAGCTGAGGTAAATTTTGCTGCGTTAGTGACCATTTTATCATCTCTCCATCCTTTCGTTTTAAATACTACTCCATCTTTAGATGTTGCTTTATATTCTACATGACCAAACTCTTTTTGAATAGCTTTTATAAACTCGTTTATTGTCATGGTGCTTCTCTATAACATAAAGTTTTTTGACTGAACCAAAAGTTGAATGACCCTTCCCATTGTCCATTACGATTCTTTTGAACAAACACTTTTGCATCAGGAATTATTTTAAGCTCATCATCTGAAGTTTTACCTTCTTCAATTAACTTTTCTTTATAACGATTTCTCCACACACAAATAATATTATCGCAAAGATTCCTGATATGACTAGAACCCATAATATTTGTTGCATCAGGTATCTCTGTTTCATCTTTCATTTTTCTAGTATGTGCTACTAAAAAAATTTGCACTTGAAGGTCTCTAGCAGTTACAGCCAGTCTATCGGCAAAAAGTTTTTGTTTTTCTAAAGACTCTTCACTAATATCACTCATTTTCATTAAGGAGTCAACCACAAATACCTCCACACCTAATATGTGTTTTCCGTAGAACATAGTAGCTATCATATCATCTGAAGTAGTAATTCCTGTTTGGTCGTAAACATACAATTTATCTTTTGCTCGTTCACAAAACTTGCGTATGTAATCGTCTGTTTGTTCTGGTGAACCTAAAGTCTGATTTATCATTCTACTGATAGTTAATACAGGTC